CATGCTCTCACGCGACATAGCCCCGTTTAAAACATGTAGTAAAGGTCGGACGCCAACACACAATCCATCCTTTACATAATCACGGGAATGCACCATCTGCAAATAATGGACATCCCGATCCGAGTAAAGGCTCTTCATGTGGTCAGTTGACATAATCATTCCGAGCTCTGAGTACAGGACGTCAGCAAGGGGCTTAACGTCGTGGATCCCGCGAAAACGGTACAAACCGTCATCACCCTGGACTGTTGCATCCACGATGCGGCCTCCACAACGGTGTGTGGAGTAAGCAATAACCCACAAGTTGACGAGACTACCTATCAAGTTCGTCATTACCGAACCTGAGGGACTACCTCCCAATCGTGCATTACCTTCACGGTAGGCACCCGGGACAATTATTCCCGACCGCTTGAACGCTTCTTGACAGAAGCTTATCAACGGCCTAGCTGCCGGAATAAACCAACGCCTCAGGATAGTGAAAACCCGATCGATAACCTCGAACGGCACCGTCGCATCGAAATTGGAGAAATCTAGCGACAGGACTTTACCTGGCGACCGTGTCATGAAACGGGTAACTGCAACGTCAACGTAGTGCCTACCACCCCACGCAGCAAACGTTGGTAACCAACGTAGGGCATTGAACACTACCGCCTGGATTGATTTCTCCAGGTTCCCGATCACACGACTCATTTGAAACACGGCTCGCGCCTTTGCCATTAACCCAGGCCCTGAAGCCTGAGTCCGAGTACCAATGACCGCAGGAAATTTCTGCGCGTCAGCCAGTTGATAACCATTACCACGAATAGCAGCGCTAAGCGTATAGTAACGGTACAGGTACTCGCGGTCAGAGACAAATTCCGGAAAACCCATGCCCGTACGCCCAAAGAACTGGTGCACAGCGTCCTCCAAGTCAAGAGGGACCAAAGCACCACGACTACTGGGATCATACAGTGCTGAAACAAAACCATCCGCATACTGCACGGACTTTAATGAGCGCAAAGTAACCGGATGTGGAGAGAAATACTTCTCCACTTTGTCTTCGAGGGAAACACCCTTGTCATCCGGAACATGAAAAGCCGGACGCCTCGAAAAGGAACCTAACTTCCGACGCTTTGCAACCTCTACAGTATGCAGATGCTCAGGCACTGAGTGCAGTGAACAACTTTTCTCAAAGTTGTCTGCCACCGCAGCGCGACCGGCATCTTTGTCGCGCCCCCACTCACGCCCAATTAAGGGAGTTGTGAAATCAGCATCACATGCACTCG